AACAGTTATTTGTTCAAGGAAATTGGCTTGACTATTAGATGGGTTTGAGGTGATATTAATAGCGAGAACGCGAAGGTCTGTGTTTGCATTCGCATTTGGATCATCGCCAGAAGAACGAAGAACCTCAATTTCTGTATTAGGGAATACGTTATACCCATAACCATAGAAAATTGTTGTAACAGCTTCAATAGAACCTGTAGAAACATTACCGACAATAGCAACTGCTTTTTTTGCTTCTGCTGTTAAATCAAGACCGCCAGTAACGACCACTGGATCGCCGACGTTGTATAGTAATCCGCGTTTCTTTTGCTGCGGATCTGTTTTGATATTAGAATCGATATAGATGTTTGAAATCGTGCCGATGATCTTCTCAGAGAATACTCTGGCAACACCATCAGCATCGGTGTAATTGATTATAATATCTTCGCCATTATTGAAATATCTCTTGATATTCGAGATGTAAATTTCAATAATTTCTTTACCTGTATCAGTATCAAGAGTTCTGTTAGCAGATTCAATAGTGCAACTTGCACCAGAAACGCTACCAACTCCTAGTTTTTTCTTTAGAAGATTTACGTCGACATTTTTATTTGTTTCACCGACAGTAATTCTAAATGCTTTTGGCTTTTTCCACTTACCATCAGAAGTTTTTAGAATCTGATCTTTCGGATAATTGATTTCAATGCTTTCATCGAATAAAACTTTGAATAGCCACTTTAGTGATTCTTCGCTGCCTTTCTTAGAATAAAACTCGCGCGCACTCTTTAAAATCTTACGCAGATCAAGTGCAGTTTTTTCTGGGAAGTATGGGAGAAGTTCTTGCTTAAAATAGGTGATAAATTCGTCTGGGCTTTGATCGATGTCTCGATAATCGCCGATATTCATTGCTTGGTAAACGGTATTACCAGCCGTGTTTGAAATGCCAGTTGGGCTATTTTGCTCTAGCCATGTGTAGTACAATTCAATAAATCGTTTGAATTGTGGGTGATCTGAATTGATGAATGCGGGCAATTCCGAAGAGATCAACCCCGATATTGTTTTATCTGTTGCAGACATATAATTCGATTACAGCATTAATTACTGATGAGATCGCGCCTGGATCCGTTGTATCTAGTGTCAAGATTCTGTTTCTCTGTGAACTGAATATCTTATTTAACGGAATTGCTCTGATGGTCATAGTTCCAAACGGATCAGCAATCGAGACTGGACTAAAGTTGGTTAGAGTGAGAATGCCATTCTCATAGTCAACAGTTCCAGCTGTATCACTGATTGTTTTCTTGATGCTGTTTTCGTCGAAATAGTAAATTCTTAATGCGCCGCTTCTACCTTGAAGATTGACTGTTAGAGTTGCTCCAGTTCCACCGCCGCCGCTGATCGTAGCCACAGCAGAAGTGTAGCCACTTCCAGCAGATGTAACTTCTATTTTAGCAATAGAACCGTTTACGATCAATGCTCTTGCTATAGCACCAGTTCCATCACCCTCAATCGTAACCTTTGGTGTAGTTGTATAACCATATCCTGGAGTCTTAACGCTTATCGTTTCAACACCAGTGAATGACTGTAGAACTTCCTCAATAAAGCAATTACGCAATGTTCCAGATAGATCATAATAACCAAATGAAGGCGACGAGTAAATGCGCTGCGTCGTTGTACCTTGTTTCAATGCCGTATCAAAATTTAGAGTATAAGTTTGCGATTTAGTAATATCAGCAGTAAAACGCTTTTCAATCGATACATCAACATCAGTATTAGTGATTGATGGATCAGAGTCATCAATTGCACGAGACAGTCTTGAAACCTTGAATGTGTTATTAAACGTATTCAAATTAGTTGCGTTGAAAGCACCGATAGCCGAAAGAACAGTCGCGTTTATTTCTGCAGCTGTCTTATTAGTCTTGGTTGGATCAAAATTGACAATTGCCTTAATGATCAGGTAATTGTAGTCGGCTTCCACATATTCTGGCTCGACTGTCATCACGCTGAATGGTCTAATAATTGAGTTTTTTACATATTCAATTTCTGAAACGGTGATTTCACTGCCGCTGAGTGGCTTGGCTGTGAAGAATACCTTTCCATAAACAGGTGGATCGTTTTCCTCGCCACCCCAAACATTGACTGCTTCGAAGTATGGATAATCGCGATTAATTAGGGCAATGTAATCGTTCTTCGTCACTGCACGGTTTTGAGCGATGTACGCTTTTGGTGCAGTGAAACGAATCTGATCGATCGTTTCTTCCATCGCACCAGAAGTTGATTCGCTGGCAGTAGTAATAGCTGTACTTGATCCTGATAGGATAGTATCCAGCAGTTTAAATGTGCTTAATCCATTTGCATCCATACCACTAGTAATAACATAAGAAACAATTACAATATTTCCGTTAGTGAGTTTCTTACCAATGATGCCATCGCCGAAGTAAATTTGATACTTTCCGTTCTTATTCTCTTCGAGGTAGTAAACCGTTGCCTTGCTGTCTACATTAGTCGCATCTTGAGAAAGTGTAAATGTTTCTCTGTTGGCGTTTTGCGCAGAGGTTTGAACATAAACTTGAATAGTAGAGGTGTCTATGCCTGCATCTGGGAGTTCAAATACTTGTTTAAGATTAGTTGATTCATCATAAGTGTAGGTCATTGTTGATGGCTGACCTTCTTTGATGAGAAGATTATTTACTTCAAATAATCCAGAAGCTGCATTTTTAGTCGAAACATATGTTGATGGATTAACAAAAATATAATTGATTCCATCCTTTGTTTCTGACGCGAATCTAGTAAAACGAGGGATCGCGATAGAACCATTTGCATCATTAGCAACTGGTGTGATAACCATATTGATTCTTGCCTGAGAAGCCACGCGAGAATTTGGAGTATATCCTAAAAGTTTGGCATGAGAAACGACAGATCCGCGAGTAATAGCAGTATCGATGAACATTTCATTCGAAACCATATTCAGATAGTAACCCATATAATGAGTGTTATACGCAAGGATATCTAATAGAACTGAAAGACCAGAACCTTCAAAGTTATAGTCGCTGAACTCCGACTGAGATTTCATGAATTCTTTTAGATTCGACTTGATTGCGTCGAAATCTAATTCAGCAACTTTTAATTTTGCGTCAACATTTGCCATTTTATCTTACTCGTTCTAAAAAGAAATTGATAACAATCGGTGAGGCTTCATTTCTGATAAAAAATTTGATAGTAATATTGTACCCATTATTATCGAAATCTGGTGTTACAGTTACATCTGATAGGTCTACTCTGGTCTCGAAATTCTTTATTGTTCTAGTAATTTCTTCCTGTATGCCATTTGTTGTAATATCATCTATCTGTTCAAAGAGATATCGTTTTAAATTGCATCCCAGCGCAGGATTGAAGAGTCTTTCATAATGAGAAGTCTGGAGCAGGTTTCCGACAGAGGCAGCAAGGGCGTGATCATCCACCTTCTTAAGTATGTCTTTGGTGATCGGATTTGGTAAAAAATCCAAATCTATATCCGTATATTTTCTAGAATTTATTGCCATTTCTTAGTAGTTGTAGTGTTTCTAATATTTATACCACATTTGCGGAAGGAATTCGAATCGATTCCGTCTTTGCATAAACGTGCTTACCTAGCTGAGTTGTATATTGTGTCGCTGTATAAGTGACTTTATCAATTTTATTTTGTATGTCTGGATCGATATTGAAATCGATATTCTTAGCTGCAGCGGCTTTGGCGATACCGTCTATCTTGGTTAGAAGTGGTCCCTGTAGATCTTCCTTCAAATCAAGAATTAAGCCTCTATTAGTATTTACATCATACTCAAAATTTTGTACCTTATTGGTCAACTCACCAATCGGCAGATTGCTCGATAGATTTTGCGTCACAATATCGGCTTGAGAGGATAATCCAGAAAACACGTTACTGACTGTAGAAGTTCCACCGCCAACAGTCTTACCGAGAGAAGATCCAGTTGTCGTTGTCGTTGTCGTTGTACTTGTCGTAGCTGATGTTTGTGTGTCGGATGGAACAGTTCCAGCAGCCTTTAGACCAGTCTCAGAAGCTGATGATGCACTCGCGGCACCAGAACCAGAAACTGTCTGTTTCTTGATTTCGTGCGCATGTAAACCAGAACCAGAGGCTAGTTCTGTGATGCCGCTCACTGTTAGGTTGGTTGCCCCAGAGACGTTCAGAGGAGAAGTTACCTCGACACTCGATCCACCAATAGCAACGGAACTTCCTCCCTTGATATTGACTCCGCTTGCCGCGCTCATGTTTAACCCAGAGCCAGACTTAATATCGAATCCAGATCCAGATTCGATCATTACTGCTTTACCCTTCATACGAATGTCGCCATCTGCAGAAATATTAACTCCGCCAGTGATCTCAGCGTTCAAATTTCCACCAACTTTCAGATTGCAGTCTCCACCGACTGTAACTGAACATTTGCCACTGATATAAACATAATCAGAACCCATTACGATTTCGTAATTATCATTCACAACCTTCTCGACTCTATTGCCATCTTTATCAATTTCAATGAACGAACCTTTTCGGTGCGCAAGATGGACGCGCTCTTGGCTCGGTGTATCGTCGAATTCTAGTGCATGTCCAGATTCGGTTTCAAGAGCATTGTTGTATGGGTAAATCGGTTTAAATGCAGGACCTGGCTCAGACCAAGTAACACCGCCAGCCGAAACGACGCTTTTCTTTAGATTTTTCGTTCTGGTCGCAATAACAGTGCTATCAGATTTGCCGCGAGATAATCTGTTTGTTGTTGATTCTTGTATATACTTCGACTTCGGATAGGCTTCGGAGGCATCATCTGGCTTTTTTGGTCGGCTAGAAAAATCTTTCCCTGGATCTGAGAATCCCTTTTCGTAGTCTGGTTTCTTTTCTGGTTTTCCAGGAAGAATGCCCATGATAACTGGATTCTGTCCATTCTCTCCATCCATAAAGAAGCCCATAACCATATCACCCTCTTTAGGAGTGTATGCGTTTGGATTATTCACTGGCATCATTGGATGCGCCCATGGAAGAGAATCTGTCGGGATCTTTTCTTTCTTTTCAGTATGCCAGCCGAAGCAACGAACACGGACACGACCAAGCTGTTCTGGATCATTGCGGTCT